AACGGATCATCTTTAAGAATATTTATTGATGGTATTCAAACAGGTACAACAAATACAACGCTTGGATCTGCAGCAATTGACAACGCTATTGCGGATTATAGAGTTGGCAGTTCAACAGATGGATATTTATATTTTAATGGTTATATAGACGAATTAAGAGTTACTAAAGGCGTAGCAAGATATACCACTAATTTTACACCACAAACATCAGAGTTTGAAAATTATGGAAATTTAAATCAATTAATTACTAAATATATTGGATTGGTTGGTGGTATAAATGATAGTACTGTTGATTATGGTGTTGAAAAACTAAGCGATACATCATTAAAGATACGAAAGATGACTGCTAGTGGACAACCATTGAGTGGTTCTGGTGCATTAAGTGCTTCTGTAGACAGAGTGTATGTAAATGTATTAAATTATAAAGAAGTACAGACTACTGCGCAATCTGCTAGTTATGCTGTATCATCTAGTTATTTAATTAATGCTTCTGCTGGAGAATCATTTCATCCATTTTTGTTGGGGTAAATCAAAATTTAAAAATATATATACAATATGGCAACAACTTATAAAATATTAGGACAATCAAATCCTGCTTTAACATCCAGTACAGACTTATATACTGTACCAGCAGCAACATCCGCAGTATGTTCAACGCTAAATATTGCCAATTTAGCAGCCACCAATGCTACATTCAGACTAGCTGTACTACCATCAGGTTCATCACTACAAGCTAAAAATTACTTGGCTTATGACACAGTTATACCAGCAAATGATAGTATCGCATTAACCATAGGTATGACGCTCGCACAATATGATAAAATACAAGTTTACGCATCCACTATAAGCCAATCATTTAATCTATTCGGTACAGAAATAAGTTAATATGGATACTAAAACATTAAGCACATCCAGATATAATTCAACAAATACTGTGTTATCAACCGTTGTTGAATATTTAGTCGTTGCAGGAGGAGGAGGTGGAGGTGGCGGATCAATTACAGGAGGTTATACCGGCGGTGGCGGTGGCGGTGCCGGCGGTATGCTTACAGGTAGTGGTTTAACATTATCTGTGAATACACCGTATACTGTTACAGTTGGTGCTGGAGGTAATGCCGGCGGAACGAATGCTTCCGGATTAAATGGTAGCAATTCAGTGTTTCATACTAATACTGCTATAGGCGGTGGTGGGGGTGCTATAGGCGGTGGTGGTGTGATAGGGTCAAGTGGCGGCTCAGGTGGTGGTTCCGGATATCAAACTACAAGTGCCGGCGCCGGCACTGCAGGTCAAGGTAATAGCGGCAGTAGTGCTAATTGTAGCGGTTGTGAAAATGGATCGGGAGGAGGCGGTGGAGCCGGTGCAGTTGGCGGAGCCGGCGGAGTAGGTACCTACCAAGGTGGGAATGGTGGCATAGGATTACAATCCAGTATTACTGGGTCCGCAACATACTATGCGGGTGGCGGCGCTGCAGGCGGTTTAGGAGTCGGAGCAACTGTTGCTATTGGGGGTACCGGCGGCTTAGGCGGCGGTGGTGACGGCGGCGGAAAAAATGGTGTTTATACCGCACCGAGCGGCGATGCTACTGCTGGCGTAACTAATACAGGTGGTGGTGGGGGTGGTGGGGTAAGAAACCAGTCCCCCAATACACCAGCAGCAGGTGCGTCGGGTGGATCAGGAATAGTTATTATAAAAATATCAAATTTAAGAACTGCATCATTTAGTGTTGGTTTAACAAGTTTATTGTCAACATCCGTATCAGGATATAAAATATATCAAATAACATCGGGTACAGGAACAGTAACCTTTAGTTAATTAAAAGGAAATAATATGGCACATTACGCATTTTTAAATGAAAACTATATAGTTACAGAAGTTATTGTTGGTAAAGCCGAAAGTAATTTTGACTGGGAAAGATATTATGGGGATATTCGTGGACAATTATGTAAACGCACTAGTTACAATACAATAGGTGGCGTACATAAAAATGGAGGAATTTCTTTTCGTAAAAATTACGCAGGTTTAGGATTTACTTACGATCCAATTAGAGACGCATTTATAGCACCCAAACCATATCCGAGTTGGATATTAAACGAAGAAACTTGTATATGGGAAGCTCCTGTTCCATATCCAAATGACAATCAATTGTATAGTTGGGATGAAACTACAAAATCGTGGTTACTATCAACAAATTAATACTATATATTAAACAAACATATGGCATCAAATTTGAATTCAGAATTTAATTATCGTTATCAAGTGATAGGAAGTACCCCGTGGGAAAAGTTAAAAACATTAAAAGGTTTTCTTGTGGGCAGAAAAAGAGCAGCTGTTTTGGAAACTGTTGCTGATATAAAATATAAAGCTAAATTAGCAGAACTAAAACATTTAAAAGAATTACCCGCATTATTGCATGTAATTCTAAACTTAGAAGCAGAAATTTTAGAACTTGAATCACATCTAGATGATCAAAAACACGCATTTGAATTAAACCGTCAAGAAATAAAGATTTTAGAACAGTTAATGGCTGAATTATATACAATAGTTGAACCCACCAGAATACCTGGTTATACAGATGATCAAATGTTTGAAGCAAATGCTAATAACGAATTTACCGTAACAATTGGACGGGAAATACAAGCAGAAATTATTGCCAATGGTAGACCATCCCCAGCCAAATTACTAAACGCCATGAGCAATCCACAAACACTAGAATCTTTAAAACTAATCGGATTAGTACCAAAAGAAACAATATTGCTAGAACAAAAAGATATTGTTGATGCGTTAAAATTAAACAACATAAATGAACCAAAGTTAATAGAATAATATGAAACTTTATAAATTACCATCCCAAAATTTTGAATTGTTATTCGGTAAACCAGAAGAAAGAAAACAAGTTGATGATGTTGTAATCATTGCACAAACACAAGATTGTTCTAGTTTCTTGGTACTATCCAAAACAAATTATGAAGCACTTGAACCATTCGCTAGTTACAATGGATACGATTTTACATATTGCCAACAATGGGGATTAACAATAAACGAAGAAGTTGTTGTAAGAACCATATCAGACCTAAGAAAAAATGCATATCCACCAATGGCAAATTATTTGGACGCTATTGTTAAAAATGATAATGAAGCGTTACAAACTTATCTTAATGCATGTCTTGCAGTAAAACAAAAATATACTAAATTAGAATTTTAAAATGTTTGGTGATATACATTAAATTATTAATATTTATTATATATGATAAAATTGAAGTCCATTGTTAAAGAAATCTTTGACGCAAATTTATTGGAAAATAATGTTGAACTAACAATCTATTGCGATATGGACGGAGTAATATGTGACTTTGAAAAACAATTTGAAAAGTTAACAAATACTACACCAAAAGAATTTGAAGCGTCAAAGGGCACAAAAGAATTCTGGAATGTAATAATAAAAGAAAAAGAAGAATTCTGGTCAAATATGCTGCCAATGCCAGAATTTGATTATTTCAAAAAAGAAGTAAATTCAATCACAACAGATGGTAGATTTAATCTAAAATTCTTAACAAGTACAAGCGCAGGACAAATACTACGAAACTACCCCCGTCAAGAAGCTATAGACTATATAAAAAATATAGAATTTGGTAAACGATCCTGGTTAAGAACACATTGGACTGGACCTGTATCTATTATATTCAGCGATTCAGGTAAAAGTAAAGCCAAACACGCAACTGCAAATAGTATCTTAATAGACGATCTATCACCCAATGTAGAAGCATTTATTGCTGCAGGTGGTAATGGTATCATTTTCACAGACGCACATCAAGCCATAGATGAACTAAAGGCTAAAATAAAAATATGAAGGTTAGACTCTATAACAATACACTAAATCCAGTAATCTGGGATAATTTTAGATTAAATCCAGAAATTAAAGAAAAACTACTGCAAATAGGCAAAGACTTCTACGCAGATACAGAAACCGATGCGCCTTTAAAAGATATACTGTTCGTGGGTAGCTTAGCAAATTATAACTGGTCAGATACAAGTGACTTTGATGTACATGTTGTTATAAACTTCAAAGATGTAGACGAAAATGTAGAACTTGTTGAAAAATTAGTTAATGCGCTTAAATCAAAATGGAATGATGATCATGATATACATGTAAAACAACACAATGTTGAAGTTTATATTCAAGATGTTACTAAAGAAAATAGATCAACAGGTGTGTATTCACTAATGCAAGATAAATGGCTAAGTGAACCAAAAAAAGAAAATATTAAAATTGATAAAGAAAAAATTCAAGAAAAATATAATGATGCAGTTAGAAAAATAAATTCTGCTATTAAAGCGCAAAATATTGAGAAGCTTAAATCAATTGTTAAAGATGTTTATGATATGCGCCAAGCAGGTTTAGATAAATCAGGAGAATTAAGCACTGAAAACTTAGTATTTAAAATCTTAAGAAACAGGAATTATATAGAAAAATTAAAATCAGCAATTAATAACTTATATGATAAATCGCAAAGTTTAAACAATTAAAAGCGCATCAAGCGCTATGCTTAAGCAAATTATACAAAGTCAATAACTTTTGTCAAGATTTTATAATGATGTGGTTAAAAAATATTTACCATGTCCACAATCCCAAATTCTATCATAACCATTATTTTTCATATTTTCCCATTCGCTTAACGAATGGTTGTATATTTTTAATAATTTTTCTAATTTATGTTTTTGGAAACTCATGCGGTGTCTAATATCTTTATAATTATTTATTAGATAATGATAATTAGGCGGTGTATGACTTACGAATTTGAATCCTAAAGTTTCATATATTTTACCTGTAAAATATCTTCTATCACTATAACTAACAATATTCTTTGGTTTGTAGTGATTTACAAAATATTTTAACAATTTACTTGCACCGCCATTAACTATAGTATTAATACTGTTACAAAATCTTACCAATTCCCAATCACTTGTTTTATCAAACCGTGATGATTTTCTAAATGTCACAATACTAACCAATTCATCTTTAAGATACATTCCCAATTTGATTGTAGATTTATCTTCTCCTTGTAAATGGTTATTATTTAAAAACTTATTTTTATCCGATTCATTTACTTCTTTGATTTTGCAATCTCTTGCGTTAATTTTAACAAGTGTATTTGTTCTTGTCAAGACTTTAATAATTGATTTAACAATTTCCATTTTATGTATCCATTCATTTTCAAATATATGAATCAATGAAATGCCATAAAAACTACAAGACTTTGTTTTATTCAAGTGATAGTTTTTATTGATACCACCACTATTTTCACTGTGCCAATACAACCCATTGATTTCAAACGCAAGTTTTAAACTAGGAATATAAAAATCCAGTTCTTTACCGTTAAGTATACTTCTGTCATTTCTTTTAATTATAGTGTCTTTTGGTAAAATTTCTTGTAGAAAATTATAAAATTGATTTTCAACAGTAGTAATTTTCTCTGGATGACAATAATCACAGAATAAATTATTTAAATTATAAACCGTACTTTCTAGGGTTTTACTGCACACATCACATTTAAATTTATAAAGATTACTAAAGTGATAACCTTTATAATCCACTTCATCACACAGAAATTGCAACTTGTTACTATTACAGTAATTTATTAGGAACTCATAGTGGTTTACTTTCTTAGTATGTGATCGTTTATCAAGAACAGATTTGATCTTAGCCGCATTATCTACACCGTATCTATCCATCATAGTAGATTTAGTTTGTTCTACATTAGAATAATTTTCATCCCCATACTTTTCTAACATTGTTTTTTTAACTTTATTTCTATATTCTGGAAGTTTGCTGTAACTATCCACTCCATATTTTTCAAGAATTGCAGATTTAAAGTTGGATTTTACCACATCCGTAGTCATTGGATGTCCACCATATTTTTCGTCAAATGTCTTTTTTTGCCCGTCAATTATCTTTTGTTTTGTAGAATCATCACTATTGCTACACTTCTTACTACAAAACACTTTGGGTTTACTTACCCTGCATTCAAACACATTATTACAAAATTTGCAATGTATAGTCAACCAATTTTTTAAATTTTTAGATCTGGACATAATTAGTCTTTGGTTCGTATGCAGTATAACTATTTAAAAATTAACTATAAAAATCAAAAATATATTCTTTTATTTATATTTATAATAAACAACAAATAAGGATTTAAAATTATGGCAGATCTATTAAACAGCAACGAAATATTCTTTACTACATTTGAACCAAAAGTTAAGAATAGGTTTCTATTATATTGTGACGGTATCCCAAGTTTCTTAATTAAGAAATGTAAGAGACCATCCCCAAAAAGCGAAAAGAAGACTCTTGACCACATCAATGTCCAACGATACTATAAAGGTAAAACAACTTGGGATGATATAACAATTGAACTATATGATCCAATCGTACCATCTGGTGCGCAAGCAGTTATGGAGTGGATTCGCCTTGGTCACGAATCAGTTACGGGGCGTGATGGTTACAGTGATTTTTATAAGAAAGATTTGACTATCAATGTTCTTGGACCTGTTGGTGATAAAGTAGAAGAATGGACACTTAAAGGTGCATTTATCACTAGTGCAGATTTCGGTGAATTGGATTGGAGTGACAGTGGTGAAGCTATGACAATTAGTTTAACTTTAAGCGTAGATTATTGCGTGCTCCAGTATTGATTCAAATTATATTCTTTTTATCCCTCTAACTAAAATTAGAGGGATTTTTTATTTTATACAAGGATATTTATTGTATATGAAGAAACATGTAGCATTTGCATTTGGTAGATTCAATCCTCCTACGGTAGGACATAAAAAGTTAATTGATACGGTAGTTGACGCATCAGATGGTGGTGATTTTTATATTTTTACAAGTCAATCGCAGGATCCTGATAAAAATCCATTGGATTATCAAACCAAGGTCAATTTTTTAAAGAAACTATTTGCTGATATACAAGATAAAATTGTATATGATGTATCAATTAAAAATGTTTTACAAGCCGCAGATAAATTAAAGGCAAATGGTTATACTGATGCAACCTTTGTATGTGGTAGTGATAGAGTTCCAGAATTTACTAAACTATTGAACACATGGAATGGTATGGATAAAACACCTAGATTTGGTGTTTTAAATATCATTAGTAGTGGTGAAAGAGAAGATGGTATGGAAGGAGTGGGAGGAGTTAGTGCTAGTATGGCAAGAGAATTTGTAAAGAATAACGATTTTGAATCATTTAAGGGTACTGTTCCAAATAATTCACAATTAGCAAAAGAATTATTTGATGCGGTTAAACAAGGTATGGCAACATCCAAAAAAAAGATAAAGGAATGTATTATACAACTTATCAATGAAATATTGAATGAAGATGAATCTGATGTTAAACAAGCAGTTAAAAAAACTAATGATGCTTTACTCGCACAAAGACAAATAGAATTATCATCTGCAAAAGATAAAGAAAAAGAAGTAAGTGCAAGACAAAGAATGGCATCTTCACCTGAAGAAAAAAAGAAAGTGGATGACGAATTGAAAACAGCAAAAGAAACTGTAAAGTCAAAAACAGATTTATTGAAAGCAGCACAACAACAATCTCAATCGTCTTAAATTAAATAAATTAAAAATTATAACTTTATACTATATATTGGTATACTGAAAGTTATAATTTATGGACGACTATACAATTCCTATTACAAAACCAGCTAGTCAATTTGCTGGAAATAGTTCTCAACAAAAACAAGAAACAACTTATCCATCTGAAATAGTTGATTTGCCAAGTCAGGGACATTTTTATCCTTCTTCTAGTCCATTGAGTAATGGTACTATTAACTTAAAGATAATGACTGCAAAAGAAGAAGATATTCTTACCAATCAAAATTATATCAAAAAAGGTATTGTGTTGGATAAGTTGATTGAATCACTTATAGTGGATAAAGATGTAAAACTAGACGATTTGTTGTTGGGTGATAAAAATGCAGTATTTGTTGCAATCCGAAGATTTGCTTATGGTGATAGTTATGGTCCGCTTCAAATTAAATGTCCGTCATGTAGAGAAAATAATGAATGTACATTCAATTTAAGTGATTTGAAATATAAAGATGTTGATGTTACAAAGTATCCACAAGGATCAAATCAATTTGATGTGGAACTACCATATTGTAAAAAGACTGTAACTTGTAAATTACTAACTTCAGGAGATGAAAAACAAATTGAAAACGAGTTAAAGATGTTGCAAAAGATTAAAACGGGTAATACATCAGATGTAACTACCAGATTAAGATATACAATTGTATCAGTAAATGGAAATTCAGATAAGGCAGAAGTAAAGAAATTTGTTGAAAATGAATTGACATCCAGAGACAGTTTTGAATTAAGAAAGTTGATTAAAGAAAGAACTCCTGATATTGATTTAAATTTTGATTTCAAATGTGAACAATGTAATCACGATGAAAGGATAGGTGTACCGCTAACGGTACAGTTTTTTTGGCCTGACTCCGGAAGATAAGTTGTTGATTCACGAACAGATATTTAGTTTGGCTTATCATTCTCAAGGTGCATTTACACAGGATATTGCATATAAATTACCTGTGTATTTACGCATTTTTTATTTGAAAAAATTGATAGATGCCAAGGAAAAAGAAAAAGAATCTATGGAAAAAGGGTCAAAGTCTTCTGATAAATCTGGATCTAGACCAAAGAATCCTAGAGGAAAATGATTAAAAGTATTGTTTATTATATATTTATAAACATATGGCATCGTCTGAATATCAAAAAAAACAAAGACAAGCTGAACTTGAAGCAAAAGAAAAATTAACTGATGCGGAAGAAGATCAATTGGCAGGGCTTCAAGCACAAAATCGTGAAAGAGAAAGAGCGCTTGAATATACATCGGATTTAACCGCTGCTTTATCTAAACAATTAAAATATACAAAACAACAAACAGAAGCTTTCAGAGGAGTAGTAAATGCTTTTTCACCATTAAATGAAAAAGCTACAGATTTATTTAATGTAGTTACGGCTTTAAAAGATCCATTGACTGCTGGTTTTAAACTTATAGAATTGTCTGTAAAAAGATTCGTTGAATTGGATAATGCAGCAAAAGCATTTAGAGATACTACTGGATTTTTATCATCTCAGACAAAAGAAGTTGAAACTAATATTAGACAATCTAGTAGAGATCTCGCTGAATTTGGTGTAAGTGTTGATGTTGCAAGAGATTCTGCCGCTGCATTGGCTACAGCTTTTGGTGATACTGCAATTGTAAACAAAGAAAATTTGGAATATGTTTCGTTGATGAAACAAAATCTAGGAATTTCTGCGGATGATTCTGTTTCATTGATGCAAAATTTCATGGGTATTGGGGGCATGACATCACAAGTTGCGAGAGAAACTGCTGGTGCAGCTGCGAGTTTGGCTAAGGCGGCAGGAGTTCCATTTGGTAAAGTAATGCAAGAAGTTGCTAAACCATCTGATACTGTCAGATCACTAATTAGAGGCAGTGTTGATGGTTTAATAAAAGGTGCAATTGAAGCAAAAAGATTGGGTACATCATTAGAATCGGTTGGTAAAGCTGCTGCTGGATTGTTGGATTTTCAATCATCTATAAATGATGAAATGGAAGCCAGTGTTTTGTTTGGTAAAGATGTAAATTTACAAAAAGCAAGAGAATTGTCATATGCTGGTGATTTAAAAGGATTAGCAAAAGAACAATCTAGATTATTACAAGAAGCAGGAGATGTTTCTAAAATGGATTATTTCCAAAGAATAGGAATTGCTAAAGCAATGGGAATGACTGTTGAAGAAATGGACAAAATGAATGCTAAACAACAGGAGTTAAATAAACTAAAAATAGACGATCCCGCAACTTATGCGAGATATACCGCTAATTTGGATACAATTAATAAAACTAACGAAAGTTTATCTGTAAAATATCAAAAAGAATTAAAATCACAACAAATTGCAAGTCAACAAGAAAAAATAATGAATTCAATTAATTCTATAATGACAGAATTAGCAGATGCATTATTGCCTGTCATTAATACATTAGTACCAATCATTGGACTTTTACTTAAAATAAGTGTAATTTTAGTAAAATTTATATTGGCACCATTTAGACTTCTGAACGATGCAATTGATTTGGGTTTACAAAAATTAAAACCTTACATAGATATACTGGATTTGATAGAAAAAGGATTTCAAGAATTTTCAAATTTCTTCTTTAATGATGACATAGGAAAATGGATTGGGGGAGCAGTTGGTGCTATTGCTATAGTACTTGCAACGTTAAAAAGTGTAAGTTTAATGACACTGTTAGTAACTGCAATAACAAGTCCTTTTAAAATTGCAGCAAAATTAATTCCTGGTTTTTTTAAAGGCGCTGTTGGGTCTGTTCCACAAGTTATTCAACAACCTCTTCAAAATATTGCTAGTAAATTTACAGGATTATTTTCTGGTGCAGCATCTACTGCAGTATCTACTGCAGCATCCACTGCAACATCTGCTGTTACTGACGCTGCAACATCTGCGATTCCAACTCCAGGTGCGACTGGTGCTGGCGCAGCATCTGCTGCTGCAACAACACCAGCAGCCGCAGCACCTGCTGTTCCGAGTGCTGCTGGACCAGCAGCCGCAGCACCTGCTGTTCCGAGTGCTGCTGGCGCAGCTACATCATCAATACCACCTGTTCCACCAACCGCAAATAAAACTGCAGGTCAAAATATAAAAGAATTTTTAACAAATTTGGCAGATGGTATCAAATCATTTAAACCTCTCGGTGAAATATTAAAAGGATTATTTGGAATTGCAGCTTCTGGTCCTGCATTTTTATTGTTTATAACTGCTATTCCTGGTATTTTATTAATGGCTGCCGTCGGCGCAATGGGACCGTTAATTGTTGGTGGATTTACCGCATTATCTACAGGAATAAAAATGATGGATATAGCTAAAATTGGGATGGGAGTTTTAGGTATTTTAGCATTGGGTGCAGCATTTATACCATTTACATTTGCATTGAGTTTATTAACAGGCGTATCACCAACTGCAATTTTAGCAAGTGTAGCAGCAATGTATGCATTGGGTGCAGGAGCAATTTTTTTGGGTTCTATATTTGCAAGTGGAATTGGGGCTGCGTTGTTTTTTGCTGGTGTTGCTGGTATTGCTGCATTGGGATTAGCATTTATTCCCTTTGGAAAAGCATCACAAATGGCAGGTGAAGGAATGAAAAATTTTGGAGACGGTGTTAAAGATATTGCGGCAAATATATCACAGATATCTTCTTTAGAAGAAACATTTTCTATATTTAAAGATCAAGAATTGATTGCGGGGATTTATTCTATGGGTTTTGCTATAGCATTTTTAAACACTCAATTATCTGCATTAGGAACAAATTTACCAGCGTTGGCTGAAATTAATAAATCAAAAAATGAACAAAGTGCAAATGGAGAAGTTGTTGCAAAATTAGATGAGTTAATAGGATTGATGCAGAGTGGAGCTATTGCGGTTAATATAGATGGTAGCAAAGTAAGCACTGCTGTTGGAGTTGCTACAAGATTTAAAGGTGCAAGTTAAATAACTTGATATTTATAATATATGGCAAATCTAAACAATTTAGAATCTCCAAGTAAACTGTCTACTACTAATACACAAATTATTGGTGCTGGGTATACATTACCATCTGGATTTAACGATTTAAGACAACCAGGTGAATTGAGTGTATTATATGCTCAAAATAGTGATGCAATTTATAACAAGTATAAATTAGAAACAAATAACAGTGGTTTATTACGATTTGGTCCTAAACAACCATTTATTACAGTTAATCCTAATAATGCAAGAAAAGGTGTAAATGGATTAAAAAGATATGAAAGTAGAGCATTACCAATTGGTTCCGCATTACAAGATGTAGTTAGAATATCAAAATTTAGTGTTAGTGGTAACGGTATAATTTTCTTGGGTAAACAATTGATACTACAAGGATTAAATTCATTTAATGAAACTAAGTTATATAATCCATTGATGCCTATTTTGGCATCAACAAGTATTGCTTCATTTGGTTTGATTACCCCCCCTACTAGACATATTGAACCAAATTTGGGTGGTGTTCTTGGTGCTTTAGGACTTGGTGCAGTATCAAATGCTTTGGGTTTAAATAAACCAACTCCACCTAAAGGAACTGTTGGTGCTGGTGCATTGCCAATTAATGCTGGTGATGGTGGTAAAGGATTGATACGTGGTTCAACTGCATCACAAGCAAATAAGAATTTTCAAAGTAAATGGCAAGAACCTTCCAACAACAAATTTAGTGTATCTGCTATTGGAAATTTTTTTAGAGCTAATACATTATTTGGTGCTTTTTCATCGATTGAACAACCAAATGGTGAAAAATATAAAGTTGGTGAATCTACATATGGTATAATGGCATCAACAAGAGCTGTATTTGAACAACCACCAGGAACATTAAAACATACTTTTGATAAAAAAGTTATACAAAAATGGTATGCTGGTACAAGTGATAATACAGTAAGAAAAGGTGATACCGATCAAACCACTGGTGTAAGAGGTAGATATTTCAGACAAGCAGACGGAACTTATTTGATAATAGGAAAAAGTGGACCGTGGAATGGTAATACACCAGGAAAATTTCCTAAATTATTTGGAAAAGAAGTTGAATTATCATTAGGTTATGATTCATATCAAATGTATGGTAAAGCTGTAGGAAACAATATTAGTCCAGATCAAGAATTTAAAAATTCTGAAATGTTGATTAATTTAGCATATTATTTTGATCCTAAACAAAATTATCCTACAAATTATAATGATGTTACTTCATTTACATATTATGATGCAAGTGGTAAACCTTATGTTTGGGGTACCGATTATAACCAAAGATGGTTTAATGGCGCTAATCCAAATAAAAAAGGAAAAAATATTTTTATCTTTAATAAAAAAGTGCCATATACATCAACTTATTTTGATGTACCAATTGGATATGATCCTAAAGATACAGATTCGTATCGCAAATATGGTGACAATGTTGGAATTATACCATTAAGAAAAGAGGGTGATCAATCTGTATATACAAAGTCGGATATATTATCAATTTATAAAATTTATCTGGATACTGATATTGAATCTGGTACGTCAAATAAACAATCTACTAAATTTACAGACAAAGAATCTGATGCGGTTAAAAATGTAGAATATAATTTAAAACAAGTAATTGATAATATTAAAAGTGCAGGATATAAATTTGTTGGAGAAACCGATGATGATTTGATTAATCCGCAATTTTCGGATGCTACATTAAAAGGATATGATTATATCAATAAATTAACAAAAAATCCAGATGCACAAAAACAAAAAGTAAATCCGTTTAATTACAATAAAGGTGGTTATTTAACTAAATTTAAAGATGATAAAAGAAAACAATTATTGGATGATCCAAAAGGAAAAGGATTTTCTGGTGCAAATAGAAATGATAAAATCAATTTATTTAATGTTTTATCCGAAAGTGAATTTGAAAAGACGTATTCAGATGATAGTGATTTAATAAAATTTTATTTTCATGACCTTGTAAATGACAAATATATACCATTTAGAGCTACAGTTACTGGATTGAATGAAAATTTAAATGCTGATTGGACTGCTATTGAATATATTGGAAGAGCTGATAAATTACAATCATACAAAGGATTTTCTAGAGGTTTAAGTTTTAAATTTAATGTTGTTGCTAATAGTATAAAAGAACTATTACCAATGTGGCAAAGAATTAATTACTTAGTAGGATTAACCAAACCAGCTAATTATACTAGTGGAGATACAAATAATCCTAGTAATATATATTCTAAATTTATTATACCACCAATGGTTAAATTTACAATAGGTGATATATATAAAAATCAACCAGGAGTAATTAAAAGTGTTGGTATGAATATACCGGATAATTGTGCATGGGAAACATTAAGTGAAGAATATGCTGACAAAAATGATTGGAATTATTTAAATGGAGCATTGACTCCAAGTGGAATGATTCAATGGACTGATAGCAAAGGAAAATATGCACAGTTTCCAAGAGAATGTGAATTGAATTTACAAATGGATTTATTGGAAAAAGAAAGACCAATTGTAGGTGGAAACAACTTTGGAGATTCTGTTAGAAAACTCAATACACAAGGTGATTATATAAATCCAAATAATAGTGGTTCATTTTCTAGAAAAATACTTGTAGTAGACGAACAGTCTACAAACAATCAAGTACCTACTTAATTTTATGAATAGATATACATTTGCACAACAAGATAAGAGATGGGATGGAAAGAGAGTATATAAGTCATTATTATATCCTGTGATACCTGTTGCTTATAATGACATATATGTTATAACAAATGAAGTATCTACTTTTGATGCTTTGGCTAATAAGTATTATAAAGATTCTACATTATGGTGGATATTGGCCCAATCTAATAATTTGGGTAATGGTAGATTGAGTGTGCCAGCAGGCATTCAATTACGAATACCGCAAAATATTTATAATATTATAGGAGATTTTAAGTTATTAAATTCATAAGTTATGGCAAAAACACCAGACAATAGACCGTGGGCACCGCATCCAATTCCTAATTGGATAATTAAAGAATTTACAAGAAGACAAAATGATATTGGGTTTGAATATCCTATAAATGTAACATGGGACGATAATGGTTCTTGGCAAAACTATAAAGGGCCACTGACTGCTTGGGTAAGAGTATTTTCAAATGGAGTTGGAAAGGTCAATGAAAAAAGTAATTATCCAGAAAAAAGTGGATTTATTTTACAAGGGGGATATGGATTTGATAAAGTTTATGGCATACCTAATAATAAAAATGTATTGGGATATGATGCTGAAGGTAATGAACATACATTGGATTTATCAAATGATGGTAATTTAGTATCATTTCCAAATTCTGTATCTGATGATAAAAGAACTGTTCAAAAGTTTTTGCCTATTCCTGGTATTACATCAATTGATGCGGTAATACAAAAAGAAAGAATAAGAAAAATTACGGTTAATTGGAAATGTTATGGATATGCACAATTGGAGTATATGACACCATATTTTCTATCTCCAAAAATTAGTGCGTTTGTTGAATTTGGGTGGAATCATTTTAATCCCGCATCTTTATTAGATTTGCGTGGGGGAGAAAATTTAAAAAAATTAAAAGATTTATTTACAGTTAGCGGATCTGTTTTATATGATAAAAACATAAGAGAATCGTATGGATTATATGATGTAACTATGGGAATCGTAAGTGGTTTTGATTTTTCAAGTCAAGATGGTATTACATTTGATTGTAAAACTGAAATATTATCTAAACATGCAAATTATTCAGGTGTATTAGTTAATGGTGCATCAAAAGTAGAATCAGATGATACAAAAACGAGTGTACAGTCTTCGTTTGCGTCTTATTTAGAAAAAAGAGTTACAAAGTTGCCTTCTTGTATTAAACTTGGTAACAACTTTTTTGATCCTTTAGACAAAAAAGAATCCGAATCAAAAGACTTTATATCAAAAGATTTTTATTTGGATAAAAATAAAAAGAAAAAAGTTGAAGATAGATTTTTTGTTGGAAGAAAAAGTGAATATGGCGACGATTCATATATGACAGGAATGTCAACTTATGATTGGGATTCTTCCGATCAAAAAGATGTATGGGTAACTTTTGGGTTTTTAGTTGAACTTGCTAATTTATTTTTTAAACAACCAATTGATATTAAATCAAGTGATGTTAAACCATTTGATCTTTATGAAATAGATACTAGTGATGTAGTTATTGGCGCACATCCTAATTTAATTTCATGTGATGGTAATGTTTTATTAATTCCTAATGCAAAAGCTCCTAAATTTAATGCGGGTATTTATTATCCACAACCTGATGATCCAGAAGATAATGATTATCAAAAACAAATAGGATTTGGAAACGGTAATATTTTTTCATCAGGAATCCCAACACAGGTATTAAAATATGATACTTTGTTTCCATATGATAGAACTGTTGCAAAAGTATTAAAAACAGGCACACAAGTTAGACAAAAATCTGAACGTTCAATTTTAAATTTATTTGTTAGAACTGACACTGATATTAGTGTAGGAACAGGAGGTGCGGTAATGAGAGATGATTTGGATGGTATAATTAATAGATTTAGATACAATGATAAAATTGGAAATTCAAATAATAAGCGTATAAAATTAAGCGAACCTAAAGGAACCAAGTCATTTCCAAGATGGGATAGTGAAGAACCTGTATCAAAGAAACCAAAAGGATATTGGGGAAATTTAAATGATTTATATGTCAATGTAAAGGTAATTATAGAGTGTGCTAAATCTGCCGACACGGTTGAGAATTTTTATAATACTTTATTAAATAAAATTAATATTGCAGCCGGTAAAATTTGGGATTTGTCTGTAATTGAAGACGATCATAAATTAAAGATTGTTGATAAAAAATTTATACAATATAATGATCTTAAAATCTATCAATTTGATATAGGATCAACAAATAAATTTATTAAAAGTTTGAATTTTACGGCTCAACTTTCCAATGTTGCAGCTAATCAAGTAATTGCATCTGCATCGTCAAATAAAACAAATTCAAAGTCGCCAACCGGAACAATAAATTTAAATCAATCTTTACAATTTCCATATGGAGATAGATTTAATTTAATACCACCTACGCCGACAACAGGTTCAAAAGAAAGACGTGGGAGTTCAGGATTGGTTGACAACAATCTTGAATCAATAAAACAATTACAAAAACCACCTCAAAATTCTACAGATACAAATGGTTCGTATATAATGTCATTTAAATCATTTGAAGAATCAACTACAAAAAGTTATGTTGGTACAGGCGGTTCTTATGGTGGTCTTGGTGGTGGCATGGGTGGTGGATTACCTCCCGCATCAATGTCGAATCCATTAAAAGAAGTATCAACTACAGGAAAAAATACTGGGTGGAATATAGTGAATCTTGTATTGCCAAATGAAACATTATTGATTGCATTAATGAATGATATGGATATGGAAAATAATACTAATGTTTATGGCGGTCAACAACCAGGATTCACTGTAGAAATGACATTACAAGGTATATCTGGGTTACGAACATTTCAATTATTTAGTTTAAAAAATTTACCGAGTCCTTATTCTGAAAGAGAAATTATGTGTCAAATTGTAGATGTATCTCATAAAGTTGACGCTGGCAATTGGACTACTACTATTAAAGCAGGTATTCGTTCAATTAGAGGCAAATCAATAACATTTACTACTGATGGTATAAATGAATATAAAATTAACCAATAAAATATTATGATTACACTACAAGAATATCAAAATTTGGGTGGGGATATTTTATCTGATGTTACATTTCCAAACTATTATAAACCAATCGTAACGAAGAATGAATATTCAAAAGGATATATCAATCGTTATTTTGTTCAAAAAATAAACGATTTAATAATAACCGAAGTAGATAAAAACATATATAATAAAATTTATGTTAATTATTTTAATAAATTAGTTATACAATGGATAATTTCCGGTCCAAAAAACAATGTTTATAAAAATAAAATTCTTGATAGAAAAGGAGTTCAAGAACAAAATATTCAAACATTGGTTGAATATGAAAAATCAATGAAAGGTATAAAAAATTATTTAAATAACCCACTTGAATTTTGGGACGGTAAATAATTGACTTTGATTTGTTATAATGTTACATTGTATAAATGGTGTGTCTGGATAAACAATCGTATTCTAAATTCTTAGAATTGCATATTTCATCTGATTTTATTCTTGAATGTATACAATCAGATGAAAAGGTACATCCTTGTGTAGATGAATTGTGCATGGTTTTGATTCATATACTCAAATCCAAAACTACCTATGTTATCAATCTTACTCACCCAGATTGTAATGTTTTTATCAATAAAGAAACATTAATCAACGATTTTAATAAACTTAAGGGTAAGAAATGGGTATTTGACAAGAAAAAGTGTTTACATCTATTTTCTATCAATAATCTGTATGATATCAACATCATTTTCTTTATTAGTGACGGTAAAGTTGATGATTATAGTGAATTTGATACAACTGCGCATAATGTAATCAAAACCAGATTTCAAAAATATGGTGAATTGAATAAAGCAATTCCAATGGTAAAACATTTGGAAAAGTTTGAAAACATGTATGATGCGGTGTTGATTAGACTTAAATCTATTAAAATTGATGATAGTTTTCATAGTATCAATAGTACCATTACAGACAATCTTAAAATTCTTGAATACAATGGTTTGAAAGTTGATGTAGAATTGTTTAATAGGCACTTTGAAAACAAAACCAGCAAAGATAGGAATGGGTTTGTTTATACTCAATATAACCTATATACCGCAACAGGACGACCTAGTAATAGGTTTGGTAACATTAACTATAGTGCATTGAACAAAGAAAATGGATGTAGGTCATCGTTAATTAGTAGATATGGTGATGAAGGTATGTTGTTTATGATTGATTATAGTGCCTACCACCCCCACATAGTTGCAAAGTTAATCAATTATAACTTACCGACAAATGCTTATGAATATCTTGGTAAGTTGTATTATGGTAAAGAAACTTTGACGGATGAAGAAATCAAAGCGTCAAAGAATCTTACTTTTCAATGTATGTACGGTAATATTCCAGTTGAACTATTAGAAATACCATATTTCAAGAAAATGAGTGATTATATTGCTCATAGATGGTTATTCTTTAGTGAACACGGTTATGTAGAAACTCCCATTTATAAAAGAAGAATTACTAAAAATCATATAAATGAACCGAGTCCAAATAAACTGTTCAATTATATCTTACAAGCAAGTGAAACTGAATTTGGTATGCAATCATTGGTTAGAGTAAATGAATACTTGAATGATAAACAAACCAAAGCTATACTATATACATATGACAGTGTTTTGTTTGATTGTCATACCAATGATAAAAAAGAAACTTTGGTGGAATTGAAACGGTTAATGTCAAACAATCAATTACCAGTTAAATGTTACATTGGTAAGAATTATGATGAAATGATAGTAATTGATATTTAAAAACTTTGATTTTCGTGTATATAGTAATATTTATATATACGAATGAATACAGATGCAGAAATAAAATTAAAAGACTTACAAAGTAAGTTA